CGACCTGGGCCTACGTCGTCAAGCCGGGCGAACGGCTCTACCCCCGCCGCCGCCTTATCATCTGGTCCGAATCCTGCATCATGTACGACGGCCCTTCCTTCGACTGGCACGGGCGCGCTCCCGTCATCCCCTTCTCGCTCGACCGCTGGCCGTGGGAGCCTCTGGGATTCTCCCCTGTCCGCGACGGCTACGACATCCAGACGACGATCAACGAGCAGGAACGCGGCATGGCGGACAAAAAGCGCGCGCAACTCGACATGCCGCTCGCCTACGACATCAACTCCGTCACCAAGCGCGAGGCCTCGCAGTTCGATCCCATGCAGCCGCGCTCCCGCGTGGGCTTCGACGGCTCGCAGATCGAGAAGCCGTTCCAGATGCCGATACCGCCCGAAGTCCTCATGCTTGACCAGACCGATTTCGCGTGGCTCGACCACCTCAAGCTCTCGATGGACGAGCAGCACGCGATCAAGGACATGATGGCGCTCGCGCAGGCGCGCATGGCCGGCGACGACATCGACAAACTCCTGCAAGCCTCCGGCCCCATCGTCGAGGACATGTCGCGCTCGATGGAACCTCCCATGCGCGAGCTGGCGGATCAGGTAAAATATCTCATCCTCCAGTATCTCCCGCCCGCGCGCGTTCTCCAGATCGTAGGCGACGACAACATCACGATGGACACGTTCGACTACGACCCGTCCTCGCTCGTCCCCTCGCACATGCCCGGCGAGGACCCCGGCACCGACGACGCGCCCAAGCCCTCCGCGACCTCGAAGCTCGACCGCGCGCGCTACCTCGCCTCCAACCTGCGATTCATCATCACCCCGCGCTCGCTGCACGAACTGACGCAGATGGCGATGAAGCTCGGCCTGATCCAACTGAAGAAAGCCGCGGTCAAGATCGACTCGCAGACCATCGCCGACTCGTGGAGCGTTCCCAACTACGGCAACATCCCCGGCTCGACCGTCATGGAAAAGTTCAAGCACGAGCAGGAGGAGGATCTCATGCAGGCCGCGCGGATGAAAGCGTATGGCGCGGCGCTCGAAGCCGAAGTCGAAGGCGGTGCTGGCGGAGGCGGAGGCGATGGCGCCCCTCCCGCATCCAGCGGCTCCCCCGCATCCGGCGGCAACGAAGGCCGTCCTCCCTCTGGCCAAGAGGCTCCGGCGCTCAAGCAGAAATCCGACGGGCGCTCGACGATTACCGAATCGAAAGGCGGAGGCAAAACTGTATGAGCGCTCACTCCCTCACCGTCGTCTCCGAACGCCATTCCATTTCCCGCGAGCGCTTCTTCCTCTGCCAGAAGCCGTCCCGCGACATCCTCCTCGAACTTCTCGACGCCCTGCGCGACGAACATCTGACTGGCAAAGTAACCATCAACCTCTCCCAAGGCTCCATCCAGAACGTGCAAGTCGAGGAGCGCCGGAAAATATTCTCTCCCGCCCCTTGACATTGCTCCCCCGCTCGTGATTATCTTGCAATTGAGATTCTGTTGAGGTTCGGACGGACGCGACTTCGCCCGGACCCACCATTCAGGCTCGGAAGCTAACGGGATTTACCTCCCTGCGGCCTCCGAGCCTTTTTGTTTGCCCATCAACGGACTCTGACTCTTAGAACAGGAGGACTATCGCAATGGAAACCAGCTTCGGGCCTGTCGCCCACAAACGCCGGCGCAAGAGCGAAAAGAAAAAGTAATCGTCCCTGACCCGGAAACGATGTAGCCTGCGCGCTACGTCTCCCAGTCAGGATCAACCGAGGGAAGGGACGATCGCGTCGTAGGTCGTCCCGATCTTTAGCAATCGCAATCGCACCTGCACCTTACGAAGGAGATTCCAGATGGCATACGGACGCGAAACCGGATTCAAGATGGGCAACCACGGCAAAGGCGGTGGCGGCTTCAGCCTTAAATCCGACATGGCAGGCGGCTCAATGAAGTCGGGCCAGAAGAAACCCTTCGGCAAATCCGGCCACGGCCTCAAAGGCTCGCTCATGGGCAAAGCCAAGGCAGGCAAAGCCGCGAGGAAGAAAGTTTAATGGCCGCTTCCCCGTCACCGATGGCTCCGCCTCCGGGCGCGCCTCAGTCCGGCCCTCCCCCGACCTCAAACCCGGTCGGCGCTTCCCCTGCCCCCGCCCAGCCGAACGCGAAGCTGGAGATGGGATCGCAGAAGATGATTCAAGCCGTCCAGGCCATTCGCTGGATCGCACAGAACTTCCCCGCAGCCTCAAAGCCTGCGTCGCAGATTAACGACCTCATGCGCGAACTGCAACTCGCCATGATGAAAGGTTCACAGCCCGGCGAGGCCGCAGCGCCTCCCACGGCTGGCTAGTTCACGCTTCAAGGAGACTTATTATGAAGACGCTACAATCCATCATCGACGCAACCGCAGGACCGGGATCGAGCGACCTCCAGCCGCTTGTCGCGAACGAAACCTACCGCTCGGCAGTAGACGCCGAACTGGTCGTCCTCGACGCGAAGGAGCAGGCGACGGCAGCCATCGCCGCGAAATCCGACGACCTGACTTCCACCGTCCAGCTATTCGCCGGAGCCATGCGCGGCCTGCGCGGGATCGCCAAGCGCTTCCCCGAATCCTCTGCCTTCATCACCGAAGCCATCAAGCAAACGCAGCTGGCGATGGGAGCCGTGGCCAACAATCCCACTCCCGCTCCAGCCGTGGTGACCGCTCCCACGCCGACCGCCGCTGCGACGCAGCCCGCGCAACCAACGAAGCCGCTACTCTAAGGAGCCATGACCATGTCTCAAACATACGCCGAGTACCTGAAGGCAAACGGAGCCACGGACGACGAGATCAAGATTCTCGACGTTCCCGCCGCCCAGCGCGCATTCGCCAAGCAGCAGTCCGATCTTGCCGCCGCGCAAGCCGCAGCCGCAGCCGCCGCTTCCAAAGTGAGCACTTATGACGAATGGTACAAGGTGAACGCGCCCATCGCCGACCAGATGCGCGCCGAACGCGACATCGCGAAAGCCGAAGCTGCCGCGGAGAAAGCCCGGCTCAAGGCCCTGCAAGACGCGGGCCTGATCGAAGTGGACGCGAACGCAACCGCCGCTGCCGCCGCTGCCGAAGCCGCGCGCCTCGCAGGCGCCGCCACCTTCGACCCGGCCAAGCACAATCTCGTCACCTCCGACATCCTGCGCCAGGTCGCGGACAAGGAAGGCGAAGCCATCGCCACCCTCGCCGACCTTTCCTGGGAGCACTCGCAGCTATTCCCCGGCAAGCCCGTCAACTGGCGCGAACTCCGCAAGGAAGCCGTCGCCTCCAACCAGAACGTCGAACAACTCTGGATGACGCGCTACAACGTCCAAGCCGCCCGCGACGCCCGCTCTGCCGCCGACAAGGCCGCGCACGAGAAAGCCATCGCCGACGCCGCCGTGGCCGACTACAAATCCAAGAACTCGCAGACGAATCCGATGCTGCACAACGCGGTCCCCAGCAGCAATCCCTTCACCAATCGCCCGCCTTCCGCCGAGGACAATCTGCCCTGGCTGAAGAACGATTCGGCGAAGGTCAACGACCGCGTGAACCGAATGCTTCAGAATCACCCGGAGCTTGTTCAATAAGGAGCGACACAACTATGAAACTTCTTCTCTGGCTAATTAACTTCTACTGCATCCGCTTCGTCGCGCTATTTTTCGCCGACCCCGCCTTCGATCAGATTTCCGCGACTACCCTCGCCGATCTGAAGGCCGACATCGTGACGGACAACTTCTTCGTGGACTCGACGACTCTGCGTAAGCTCCGTCTCTCCGGCGCTCTGGACGAGTACGCGGGCGGCACCGCCATGCAGAACCCGTTCCAGTACAACCGCGTGAACGGCGGCGCCATCGCTCCCGGCTCCGACGTGAACGTCTCGCAGGTGCAAATCCTGGCCGCGACTGCCTTCCAGCCGAAGGAGTACCTCGAACAGATCGGCGTCAACCTGTTCCAGATCGGCGTCATCAACGCCGGCCCCGCGGGCAAGGTTAAGATCATCGACGCCTACATGACCAACGCAGTTCAGGCGGCGAACACCGATCTCGGAATCGACATCTTCCGCCACGGCCAGCCGCTCGCCGCGCAGAACCGCCAGAACTACATCAACGGATTCTCCGAGGCGCTCAATGACGGCGTGACCAACTCGTGGGACGGCAATATCTTCACGACCTACGGCGGCCAGACCCGCAACGGCGCGGTCGGCAACACGCTCAACAGCGTCCCTGTCTGGGTCGGCGACCAGAACGGCAACACGGGCCAGATTGCCTACAAGCCGCTGGTCGAAGCGATCCTCAACTGCGTCCAACCGCCTGACTTGGGCGTCTGCAACAAGGCTCTGTACGCCTACCTGCTCGAACGCCTCGACCCCAAGCAGCGCTACAACGAGGAGCAGGACGTAAAAATGGGCATGACGGGCATCCGCGTGATGAACGTGATGATTATGGTGGATAAACTCTGCCCCTCGACGAAGTACGGGCAGCTTCTCCCCGCTGGCCTGTCGCAGACCACCGCGATCAAGCCTTCCACATTCACCTCCGCTTCGTCCGGCATCAACCCAATCTCGAACCTTCCCGCGAACAAGACCATCAATCCCGGCGAGCCGTTATTCATCATCCGCTCGCAGGGCTGGAAGGTGCGCCCGACGACCGACCCGGAGTACAATTTCAACTTCACCCCGTGG